TTAGAGCCGTTTAAATAAGTAACACCATTGGCAGTACCACCAGAGAGGGTTACTGTAGAGGAGGCCGATAGAGTGGTAAACGCACCTGCTCCGCTATAAGCAGACAAATCAAGCGCACCACCCAAGGTCAAGTTACCAGAGGATGTGACTGTTCCTGATAACGAAATACCGCTTACTGTTCCTGTACCTGATACGCTAGTAACAGTTCCTCCTGTACCGCTTGCCCACGATAAAGTACCACTACCATTTGTTGTCAAGGATTGACCACTTGTTCCATCCGCAGAAGGAAGTGTGTAAATCGTGAAGTTTGATGTTGCTGGAGCAGCAAACCCTGTATAACCAGAAGTTGAACCACTAAGCAAAATTGGTGTGTTATATAAACTGAAAGTTGAGGAATTAAGAGAAGCAACCTGAGTTCCAGAAACCTTGAACGAGAAAGTAGAGGCTCGGAAAGTTAAAGTATTTTCTGTAGTAGCATCTGATCTAGAGTAAACACTTGCACCAGTAGCGCCATCGTAGGTTAAATATGCCGCACCTACAGATTCAAATGTTCCAACAGCATCAGTAGAAACTTGATAAGTACTCTTGTTATATCCAGTATTTATAAGTTTACTTCCATCAAATGTCAGTGCTGAACCAGTAGCCAATGCGCTTGAAGATGAAGCGTAAACCACGCCATTAGCAGTAAAAGAGGTTAATCCTGTACCGCCAGAGGTAGTAGGTAATGCAGTTCCTGACAAACCAATAGCCAAAGTGCCACTGCTTGTGATCGGTGAACCTGTAATGGACAAGAATGAAGGAACAGTAGCACCAACACTCGTTACTGTGCCAACATTGATTGAGCCACCTAAACTGGTTGCTGTGCCGTTGATCGTAATTGAGGAGTTCGTAAGGGAAGAATTTGAGATACCACTCAATGTCCCGCCCAATGTCAAACTGCCAGATGTAGTTACAGTTCCTGTCAAGGTCAAACCATTGACTGTTCCTGTACCACTCACACTCGTTACTGTACCTACTCCAGACAAAGTTGCCCAAGAAGTATCAGTTCCATTGGTCGTCAGATACTTGCCAGAATTACTGGCTTGGCTAGGTGCTAGAGCGTTAAAAGCCGCATTAGCCGTAGTCTGTCCTGTACCACCATTCAAAATAGGTAGAGTTCCTGTCACACCAGAAGACAAAGGCAACCCTGTTGCGTTAGTCAAAGTGGCTGAAGAAGGAGTACCCAAAGCAGGAGTTACCAATGTAGGACTTGTCGCCAATACATTGTTGCCAGTACCTGTATTCGTTACTGAAACTACTTCTTTACTACCATTCAAAGCCAAAGCAGTAGAAGCCGTCAAATTAGATAGAGTAGTTGTTCCGCTTACAGTTAAATCTGTAAAGTTACCAACAGCACCACCCTCAACTCTTTGCCAAACAGAACCATTAAAAACAGCCCAATCACCAACACCCCAATTACTAGTTCCATTGAGGTTTGTAGTACCCGCTACAGAGACAATATAGAAGCTGTTAGCTGTACCAACACTGGAGGTTAGCGTAGGTGTATTCGTACTGGCGTTCCAAGTACCTTTGTAGACCAAAGCAGAAGCAATTAGGTCAATCTGTTCTTGCAAACTGGCTAATTTATCAAGTACTGGTTGACTTGTACCACCACCATTGGTGATAACTTTGATCTTCTCGGCAATATCTGCCGCAACCACTTCACCAACATTGATGACTCGACCAGAAGACAGAGAAATGATCAAACTGCCATCAAAGTCGATGTGAGCGTCAGTTACAGAGACACCATCTTCTCCATCTTGACCATCCTTACCATCTAGACCTTTAGGGCCATCAAATCCTCTTGGGCCAGTAGCGCCATCACGACCATTGCGACCATCTTTGCCATCACGCCCATCTTTACCATTTAGTCCATCACGACCATTCTTACCATCAATACCATCACGACCATCTTTGATACTTGCAATGCGTTTATCAAATGTCTCAGTAACAGCATCGTATTTCTCACGAATGTCGTTATCAATTTTCTTTAGTGCTTGAACAACTAATTGAACATTCTCAGCAGCTTTACGCTGCTGCATTGCTTTGATTTCTGATACAGAATTACTAACAGAGTTGAATAGATTGTCAGCAATACCATCTACCGCACCATCAAAGATTTTATCTATTGCCATTCTGCAACTCCGTGTTCAAACTTTCAAGAAAGTCGTTTTCTACGTCAACAACACTGTTTTTTGCATTGTTCATTTGCAACTCAACAATTTTGCTCTTGTTCTTAATGTCGGCTTCTTTAAGCATTAGTTCAGCAATCTTAACTCGTTTGTCGAACTCATTAGACTCATTACCTTGTGGAAGATTCTTGGTCGTAGAAGCAATCACCTTGGCTTGAACTTCTTGAGGCATCAATTGAGCCTCTGTCATCAACTTAGCGGCTTCTGCACGATTCTGCTCTGCTTGTGTCGTATTAACAGCAATCTGAGCCTGTTGTGCTTGCAATGCCAACTGCTGTTGAACTTGTTGCATCTCTTGGGCTTGTGGGTCAGGTTGACTCATCTGATCCAACGCACCAATCAACTCATATCTGTTGCTCAAACTAGAGTTGTTCAAGATACCTTTGAGAATCAACGGCAAAACAGGAGTGTTAGGGCCAAGGGTCTGCAACAAACCAATGAACTGTTGTTGTTCGTACTCTCTAGCGATAATACCCAGAGTAGCAGTCGGAATAAACTTCATGTCCACAGAAGGATAACGCTCAGGGTCAAACTGCATATACCTGAAAGCGGCTTTTTGGATGAACGGAATCAAGAAATCTTCTTGGAAGTTGACCAAGGTACGCTTGTACTTCTTGATAATCGTAGCAACTGCCATGCTCATGCCAGCGCCATCACGATTACCCTGACTTACCATACCTTGAGAGTCCAAAGTACCTGTAGCTTGAAGGAGCATACGCTCGAACTCTTTGGCAGTATTCAGGTTGTTCAGACTTGTCTCTCCGAACTTGAACGGATAGAGAATCTCTGCTGGATTGCCATTGACCATGAAGGCTTTGCCTGGCTTTACCTCAAATCTAGCACCTCTAGGCAACCGAGTCGCATCCATACCCATCATAGGGCTAGTAGTCAGAGCCAAGGAGTCCAAATGTGAACGAACTTGGGCATCAATAGCCTTTTGCATATTGTAGGACTTCTCTACAGTACCTCTACCGAGCAATCGGTTAGGAACAGTATCGTCTTGGTATGACAGAACTGGTCTGTCTTTCATCATGTATGGGTTTTCTTCTGCTTTGAGAAGGAGTCCATCATTGGCAATCACGACAATTGCCTCAACCATGTTGGAATAGTCCTCTGCCGCTGAGTCATCAGGGAACAACTCTTCGACTTCTGTGTCTTTTTCTGTCAGATATTCACGAGGTACTAAGCCGTAATAGGTCAAAAGACGCACTTTTTCATCACGATATTGGCTCAACTCTTGGGTTGGCTCTAAATCTGTGTCTTCATAGGTCGGAGTGATGTCTACCTTGCGATAGATACCCTTCTCAATGCCTTCTACGATCTTGTGGATGCCAACATACTTCTCAATAGCCACACCCATACAGTCATCTATGCTCGTACCATTGGGGTCGAACAAGAAGTTCTTAGGGTTAACAGGCATGATCTTCACGGCAACACGGGTTTTCTCAACAACACCGATAGCCGCTTGACCCATTTGACCAGGAATTGCTTGAGTAGAGGGTTCAAAGATCTTCTCTGTCTTAACAACGATCTCACCGATACCAGTTCCGTAGATTTCTGCCATCAACTCGATAGCATCAATGGATTTACGGATTTTGTCTTGTTTGAAGTCCTCCATGAGTTGAGCTTTAAGCATCTCAACATCCAAAGGATTCCCATTTATGTCTCTCAGGTCGTCTTCAATGTCAAAGAACTCACCTTGTCCAAAGATGGCTTCCATGATCTCGGCATGACGAGTCTCTACGGCTTGTTGGGTAGCGGGAGTAACGATTCTAGAACGCTCAGAATCACGAGTTTTGTCCTCTGCTGCCCACTCACCACGGAAGATACGCTCGTATTCTAGGTAGTCATCCAAGAAGTTAACATTACGGTAGTCTCTCCATCTATCACAATGATCAACGACAAAAGCCGTTAGTTCCTTGTCATTCTCTGTAGGCTCGTAAAATTCATTTTGTTCCATATTCCTACCTTATTGTGTCGGTAAAGGGGTCTTGATATATAGGGTTTACAGGCGTTGCCATGCGTGGATTATCTACGACTTTTGCAATTTCAGGTCTAAATATACCAAGTTGATCTCCAGCAACTGTGCCTTCGTATTGTTGCTTGAATGCTTTTTCAGCAAACTTTGGAGAAAAATACAACCCATCAATACCTTTTTTTAACAAATCTTGTGTTGCTTTGTTAGCTAACTGATATTGGCTTTCAAAATTTACATATGAATCATAAGCACTTTTTTGATAGTCAATCCAATCATCGACAGACATTTCATATCTCTGAGCAGCATCAGATATATTCTGTACATCTGGATCGGCTTTCTTAAAGTCATTCAACCTAGATGTTAGAAAATCCTCAAATGTTCCCTGTCTAACTTGTTCGGCATATTTCCTCTCACCTAAATTGTCTACCCACAAAGCATTTCTAAGGTCTTTGCCATCTTTGTATCCAACAGATTTGGCTATTTTGTCAAACTGTTTGGGTGAGTCAATAACTTTAACTTTTGCATCTTTTGCCAATTGCATTGCAACTTGATCGTTGTAAGACATGGCTCTTCCTGCTTCTGCCTTTGCAGTATCAAGCCACCAACTTCCTTCAGGAGCAAAGTAAACAGTATTTGGACCTAATTCAGAATACTCATATGTTCTTTTTCCAATATCAGGATTAAATTGACCTGATTGACGGATTGCTTTAGCGGCTTCTTTACTTGTCCCGTGATACCATTCAAGTGGCAATGGAGTAGGACGCATCTGCTGAATTACCTCAGCTAAAGATTTTGCACCCTTTGCCATTCCTTGTACTAAAGGCGCAACACTTAGGGCTGTATTGGCGGCAAATCCAACTTCTGAGGCTTTTCTGGCAGATTCAGCATTTGGGTTAAGAACACTCATTCCAAGCTGATCTGGTGGTGTTCCAAGCAAACCTTGGACAAAGCCATAGGTTTTTGGGTCTGGCAATGTATTTACATCCCTTTGTTGAGCAAGTTGTCTAGCACGAGCAACTTGTCTGGCAATATTAGGATTGCCTATATACGGGCTAAACAAACCATCTGCCATATCTATACTCCTGAGATTACATCCATCGGTTGCCATTCATCAGAGTCAGAGTCATCAAAATAGCTGGTGACTGCTAACTGGTCAATGTATGACAAGGCATCTGGTAGGTCATCATGGACACCTTGCGATGGAAACATAAGAAGTTGGTCAACAAATGTATCCCACTCTTCCTCGCTGTTCAGGACTATTCTCCCATGCTCGAACCTTCCTTGCAACGACCAAATGATTCTATCCGCTTTTTTCCTATTTCCGTGTGTCAAATCAACGATGTGGCTATACACATTGTTTTTCCTCATCAAATCACTCAAATACGGCAAAACAGCATTCTTCAGTGCCCCCTTCTCAATCCCTAGACTCAAAGGGCGGTAGTCCCTCATCTTCATCAGAATCTTAGCGGCAGTCTCACGGATATCCCATCTCCCGTGTTCTATCTCCTTGACGAACCACTTACCATCATCCGTCACCTTAACCACAGCAATAGCAGACTCATCTAACCGCTTCTTACTATTAGCCGCTTGTTTGGCAACTTCCTCAAATCCCGCCAAGTCTACCGCTACGAAGTAACTGCCATATTCAGGCTCTTCTCCGTACTTAATCCACTCTTCCTTGAAAACATCAGCACCCGCATTGGAGAAACTAGCCAAATACTCTTGTTTGAAAGCAAAGCTACTCAGGGTCTTCTTGGCAGATTCAATCTCTTTAGGGTCGATCAAAGGGTTATCTTGAGTTGTAAAGTGCCATGACTTCCAATCCTCATCCTCTCCAGACTCTCCTAACTTGAAGGTATCGTGAAACCAGTTCCT